CTCAGGTTCTTCTGCGTATCAGTTGGACCATCAACGAATAGGTACATCTTCCGCAATTCAGATATGAGTCGAGCCTCTTGATCAGCTGACTTAGGGAGTGGTCTGTATGGGGGATCGGAGTCAGGGAGCAGCCATTTGACATTGGGGTCATAGGTGTATCCTAGGACTTGTTTCATCCCCGCACTACTGTACTTATGCAGGATGGCTATCTTGTCTTTCTTGATCGGAGCATCCGATACTTTTTGGAAGACTTCATGAAAAGTATTATGTCGCATTTGTTTCCTCACGTAGATGTGTTATTACATCAGATTCAGTTACTATTACTACACGCGCACCGCACGATAGTATGGGTTTATCAGTTTCAGAGTACATAACCCTACTTGGGCCAAGTATCTCCACGTCATGACAATATTTATTCGTTTTGCCTGACTTGACTGTGATGACCGGATCATCCTTCCCATGCTTCAAATTAGCACGGATCTTATGTTGATTCACATGAATATACGTCTTAGCCATTATGACACCTTCTCAACAATAACCATATCATATCCGCCAACTGTAGTGAACTCTTCCATAGCATTCATCGCTTCTTCCAAACTATCGTATGTGCCTAACCGCCTATCACCACTTGATATATAATACATCAGAAATCTCCGATATATTCGATAAGATTCTTTAGCTTGAACTTGATGAAGTAGTTGAGCAGACCACGCTTGGCTGGCTTCTCATAGTTATCAAACTTCTCATTGATTTGATCACTAATCTCTTGAGGCACCATATCAAGGTCAACCAGTTGCTCATTCCTACGATAGTTCCGTAGCATATCGCCAGTACAGAACTGCTCTGGCTCTTGATCAACCCATACGTCTATCTTCTTAGTTGCCAGAGGCTTTTGGCGCTCGCTTGTCATGATACAACTATCAGATGATAGGAAGTTAGGAATACCATCACCTCGGTCGCCGCGCATAATATGCTCACGTAGGAAACGCCTCGGATCCTTGATGGTGATATTCTTCTTAGTGATGGGGCTGAACTGGTCGACATTACTGTATTTCTGTAACTGACCAAAGTCCTTATCACCTGACAGTATCAGGATACGCTCAGAGGTTTCGTTATTCAGCCATACACCGTGACGAGTAGCGAGTACACCAATGACATCATCAGCCTCAGCGTGCTCAACCTGTATCACGCGATATGGGAAGAACTCCTTCAGCTCCTCACGTATCTTGTTCAAGGAATTGAATACCTTACTCCAATCGACAGATGAATTCTCACGATCCTTCTTACGATGGGCTTTATAGTATGGGAATACATCTTTGCGCCAGTAGTTGCGGTCATCGCAGCAGATAATCATCTCACCATACTGCGCGCTGAACTTGGTCTTATAGCTGCGGAGGCTGTTAAGCACCATATGCCTAACCAGCTCTTCATTAAATTCTTGACCACTCATGGCGATATGCTTCATCATGTTAGCGATCATTACTTGGTTTAGATCTAGGAGTATCATCTTTATTTACTCATTAATTGGTTGTTATACTATTATAGCATACCTTTTAACAAATGTCAACTTATTCTTCTTCAGGATCCTGCGCTTCCATATCTTCTTTATCGAGTAGCCAATTGCCNTATACCTCATCGGTTTCCTCATTATACTGGACTTCTATCAGGCTATCGACCACATCTTGTAAGAAGTGATTATGACCACGCGCTCGCATTATAAGTGACCGCAATCCCTCGGTGGCAAAGATGAAGTCCCGAGAAAACTCAGCACTCTCATCCGCTAGATCAAAATCCATCAACTCATCTAGCAATTGATTAATATAACCCTGTACCACCTCTTCAGTCGCATCGACCTCATACTGACGATCTTCCCGAACAGCTTCGGCGGCCACCTCGACCACGCCGTGTTTCTTTGCTTTCGCCTTACTAAAATCAATAACTTTACTCAAAGAAATTCTCCAGATCATTAGATTGAGTTCTTACTTGCGTCATTGCCTCAGGGGTATCCTCGGGAACATATGTCTCAGCGTTCCATCCAGCTGGCTTACCGCCTCGTTCCTCAGAATAGCCATAGATATATCCGAGGTCAAGATAGTACACGCCATAAGTGCGCTTTGGTGTCCCGTCAGGCTCATATGCCATAGTAGTACAGACACGGTTCATACGGTGCTCACGAAACTCACCATAAAACATATCAGTCCACGTACTGCTCTCAAGATAATTCTGCATAGATCGAGCATAAGACTCAGCATTAACACGCTTCGCAGTCGCACCCTTGACGCCGGCACGCTCGTTCTTACGATGCTCAGCCGCGAGTTCACGCTGAGTTTTGATCCACGCCTTAACACGTTCCATACGTAGAGGATGTTCATCGTCTAACTCAAGCACGGCAGGGTGGATATTCTTATACTGAGGGGGATTTTCCTTTAACCGCTTCTCGCGAGCCTTAGCCAACCGCTCGATAGCAGCAGCCTTTTGCTCAGGACTCATTGCTTTACGAGGTTTACGAATCTTCTTACGGACATGCTTCTCTGGTTCTTTAGCCATCTTATTTCACCCAAACTTTACGATACATAGAAGGAAGGTTATCACAACTGTACATTTCAATAGCGTCATCTTCGGTATAATTAAGAACTCTTACGCACTCACCGGTAGAATTGCTATAATGGACGTCAGGTTGGTCAAGAACCTTTACGATTGAGTTCATCACGAACGATATAAACACCGCAGCGAGTAATCCACACGCCACGGCCACTGCTTTTTCTTTATTACTTATCATATTACGCTACCTGCGCGAAGCAATTAATAGTTGGCTCACGGATCTCCGTAAACCCTACACGATCAACCATATAAGTAGTTACAACCGTATCAACCTCAAGTTCAAGGATATCGCCGACCGACATAGACTTACACATCTTTTCGATATACTCGATCTTCTCGAGGTCAGAGTCATTCCAACGATTCAATATCATAAATGCTTCATCAAGTGAGTCAGTGTTAAGTGACGCTTTGTACTCAAACAGTTCAGCATGCTTTTCTTCATCGTAAGAAGCAGCGCCAAACACTGTTAATTCACGGTACATTTCCAGCTCAGCAGGAGAATAGTCACGGGGCAAATCATATTGGAAAACTCGAACAGTCATAATACATCTCTCTTTCAATTAATCAATACGGGTATTATGGACCATTGCAGACTTTTTGTCAAGAACTATTTTAACTATTTTTATAGTATTTCGTTATATGCATATAACTTATTGTAATATAGCACTGAACAGCGATGCCCACTCCTGCTTCTTCACTTCCCAACTATGATGCGTATCAATGTGACGTTTGGCTGTTGATAACTTAGCTTCAGTGTTTTTACTACGGATATTCTCGATGGCTTGATTCAGCACGTTGACAAAGATATTCGCATGTACCTGACGATCCTCGGCAAACTGATACTCTCGGGCATATCCAGCTGTGGTCTCGAATAATGCCGCATGGTTGGGGCATACTACCTCGCATTGAGCACTCATCGCCTCAAGTACAGCGATACATGAGGTTTCTGGCCAGATGTTAGGATAACCAAAGATATGCGCCTTCTTCAACGCTTCTCTGACCACATCATTAGGTTGATACCCATGATATGTCATTTGGGGGTGGGCTTTGATCTGATCAAACAGAGGTTGGTATTGCTTATCGCGCTCTTCCCATCCATATATCGAGAATGACGAGTATACGTCAAGGTGAATGTTATCATTCGTCTCAGCCAGCTTCTCAAAGCAAGGGACGAGTAACTCTAATCCACGGTGCGGAGTTGTGTGATAGATGATGTTGATTTTATCAGTGGGCTTCGCCTCATCAAGCATAATTGGGTCGATGGCGTTCTTCATTACCAGCGAACTTTGATACGGCACCCCCAATGCTAGATTATAAGTCTGCATCTGTTGGTTGCTGACGAATATCAGCTTGTCGAACCGATTCCTGCTGTCGACATCCTTTAGGTGGGAAACTTCGGGGTCATTGAATAGGTCGTGTAGCACTAATAGGTTGCGCTTACTCGTATCAACATTACGAACTCGTGAATGTATCACGTTAATCTTGTCTTCAATACCCATTTCAGTGATCAATCCCTTGATCCTGTCAGCCATCATCTCGGTGCCACCTTTAGCGCCGGTATAAGTCCCATCATCAGTTGGACCAAGAGCCTCAACTTCAGTGTCATCAATAATAGTCAGGCTCATTACTTTGCGACCTCGATTTTCTTACTCTGTAGGTAATTTCTGATCTTACCTTTCAGCTTGGCAGGAGTGTTTCTATTTTCTAGCGCGTCTTGCAATTCAGAGACTGGGGTTGTGTGCATATATGAGTGCTGCATACGCCCATTCTTCTTTCTCGAGCTTTGCTTAAACTTAATTGGCATTTGCGACCTCCTTCCTGCTATCAATCCACATATCAACTTCCAATGCGATTAGGGTCGCGCTCACGATTAGCTGGACTGGGTCAAACAGAACGAACCCAGTTACTAGACCAACTAAACCAATTGTCATACCAGTACCGATGGCGGCACGTGATTTCATAAACTTACTTAACATATTCTACCTCTTTTTAATGTAAATGTCAATGTTTTCTTTCAATTCTTTAGTCGTTACAGACTCAACTTTCTTCCCCTTGTATATAGTCCATATGCCCTCATGGGCTGACTGTAATGCAAACTTTACATTGGGGTATGTCAGGAACATCCCATCAAACTCCTTTGCTTTCAGTTTGCGTTCTTCAAGTATTATCATTCTCAGGTCAGACAGGCAGTGAGGTGATCTCTTTAGTTTCTTATCCATTAGTCCCACAACCCCTCATAATATTTGCCAAATAGAAGGAACCCATTTGAGATCCTGTTTTGGTATGCATTTAACCCTTCCATATCAATCTTGGCGGTATGATTGGGTCCACGTGTCATCTCAAAGAGGCTACCGTCTTCGTTGGGTATCCACTCAAAGTCTGTCTTTCCAGAATGAAACTGGTCTTCCCAATCGTCAGTCTTACTCTCAAAGGCAAAGATCATTTCACCTATTACCCAGCTCCAACGCTTGTGGTAGTTATCATCAATGGTACCATCCTTTGTGTATTGGAGCAGCTGGTCAGAACTTGGTCGCAATTCGGAGGGCACATCTTCTGGGTACACATAAGGACTGCCGTGCTTAGTTTCCCGCAGTTGCTTTAACATCGGAACAATAATGTGAGCAAGTGTATGATCCATGCTCCAAGTATCCCAAGGATCAATGCGAACTTTGACCTTGTTCTCATTCTTCCAGCCGAGCTTCTCAAAGAGCCAATTATGATACCAACGGTGCGTCGGATACTTACCAATTTTAACTTTCAAAGATTCTGTCCTCTATATAATCGTAAAGATTTCGTTTAGCTTCCCAGCCCAAGTCCTTGAGTTTCTTAGAGTTTAGCTCGCCATCCATACGATTACCATGAGCAGGAGGCATCATGTCAGCCTCTAAATCAAACATATCAGTAAGCTCGAGGATGCTAAACTTCGAATCATGACCAATACCATAACCATCACCATACCCCTCAAATCCAGCAATATACAGGCCATCGACCACATCATCAATATGAGTGAAGTTCCGCAGCTGTGTTCCTGGGTATGTGACGGGCAAACTATGAGCGCCTTCTTGATACATTCTTAGGAACTTACCCACAACTGTAGCATACTTACCGTTAGACCTTTCGTGATCACCATATACGTTGTAGAAGTATACGATAACATGATTGAGGTCATTCCATTGAGAAAACGCCTTTAGATACTCAGTATTCTGGGCTTTGGTGTAAGCATAGGGACTCATGCTCTTACCGTTACCCTCAACCGCAAACTTAGTTGACGACCCAGAGTATATCAGCTTACAATTACCATCATTAGCGAAATTGACCACATGAGGAAACGCATGGTAATTATATTCCATCACTTTATTAAAATCATCAAAACTTTGCTCAACCCTAGAATACTCTCCCAAGTGGTAGATATAATCAAAGTCACTTGGGTCAAATAAAGACCGAAGCTGATGGCTTTCCAAAGTGTGGTACTCCACGCCCTCATGGTGATTTCGTATATCACCGTTTGAGTAGTTATCAATGCTTGTGACCCTATGCCCAAGCTCGACCAGTCGCTCACATAATGCGGAGCCGATAAA